CTCATCATTCAGCCTCCTAAATAAAAATGGAGAGGGATACCCTCTCATCAAGCTCCTGCAGGCGGTGTATATGTCGGCTTCCCGTTAAAGTGAATTTCAAATGAGATTTCCCCTTTTGCTCCTGCAGCTCCAGACGGTCCGGAGATATTTGCAATAGTGCAGTCCCCAGAAAACTTGCCCCCGTCCGGTTCTTCCCACTCAAAATTTGTTCTCCGAGACGCTAAATCAAGGGTTTTGCTAAAAATATAGTCCTGAGCTGGATCCCCATAAAAGCGGTGACCAGTAAAAGTTAGAATTACTTGAGCCCCGATAACATCCGTCTCGCCAAACCCGACCCCATCCATGTAATTATCTTGGGAAAGTTGCTCATTGTTGTTAGGTTGTACATCAGTAATCCCTTTAGCAATAGGAGCTAACGTACCAGGGGTTGTCCCTGACGTTGTATTAATCGAAAATTTATGTGCATTCATCAATTCAAATGACATAATCTAGTTCCCTCCTTGTTCTAAATCAGCGTTGAAGATAGCTGTATAGATGTGTTCATTGTGATCGTTTGTCTCAACCCAGTTGGGCGATGTAGTACACTCACAACTTGTCATATAAAAACTGCCATCATCGCTCGTTATTGAGCCTTTTGGCAGTCCGTCTAATGCTTTATAAATGGCGTTAATAGTGTTCCTCGCCTTGATTACACTAGGGTCCTTTACAAGGATTTGAAATTGAAATCCTAATGTTTTTCCTGAGTCAATATAACGGTTGGCAATAGATGATGGCGTCTCACGAATGGCTACTGAACTAGAATCACTTTTCAAAACCGGTGAAGAAATAGGCGCGTTCAGTGACAGGGTATTCGTGAGGAACGTTGATATTTGTGCAATCACATCCATAAGCGTACCTACTTTCCGTTAAAAATTTTACTGTAAGGGACTCCCGCTATTTCAGCCCATTCTTCGCCATAAAGAGCTTTTGCCGCCTCAAACCATAAACCTTGAGCATTCGGATTCACGTCTTTACTGAAATCGTATTGGGGATTGTAATAAAGTCTTCGGCCATAGGGCGTATTCCATTCAATATGTCCTTGCCCTATTCGACTGTGAAGGATACCGGACTTTTCAAGATACGCTTCTTGTTTTGGGATAAAGAAATTACTATCCTTCAACACCTGCTGATCGAGTCCAAATTGAGCTTGTTCCTTAGAGAGTTCTTGCTTTCTTTTAAGCCTACTTTTATTAAAGTCTACCTTGCTACTAAAACTAAGCATCTATTTCATTCCAATCTCATAATGATGGAGTTTGAATGCTTCTACCGGATTGACCTTTTCAATGGCCATCGTCTTTCCGTTATGAGTGATTTTGGACTTTTTCGTGAAGGTAAAATCAGAACTTGATGAAGAATTAACAACATCATAGAAAAGAATGGCGTCAAAAAGCTCATCCTCAGAGTTATTGGTCTTTTTAATAATTGATTGATACTGTACCCTAACAAAAGAGAGGGTAACGGCAGGAAGAAAACCACTCTCCTTCGTAATGCCGTCACCCTCTTGATATTCCTCATATTCCACTGTATGAGGCAACAAATGCTTTGGGATAGGTTTAATAATCACGTACACTCACGCCCCTATAGAGCAATCCTGTAGGTCTCAAATAATCCATTACAGCTGGCGATACCCTTTGACTCCCCATGCCTTCTCCCTCAGAGTAGCTAAAGTTTCCAACATTAACAGAAGAGGGGGAACCACCATGCATAGCGGTTTCTCCCCCGGTCATTGCCATAAATTCAACCTGTGCTGCTGTTGCCTTCTTCACCTTCTCTTGTAGAAAGATAGGCTGTTGAGATAACTCAATCCCATGAAGGGCATCGGACGTTACCATATCGATTGCATCTGAAGCTTTTACTACTAAGCTATTAAACTGCCCTTCTTCAATGGCAACGCCCCTGTATGATTCAGTGTAATAACCATAATCAACGTAAGGCATGATTACTCACCTTTATGTTCGTCGAGGTTCTTCTTCAACTTGGTATTTTCGGTTTTTAAGGCTTTGATTTCCTTTTTTGCTGCTTCAAGTTCTTGAGCTAAGTCTGTACCCTTTAAAGCATCCCGCTCTTCAACAACCTTATTGTACTCAGCTAAGGAAACGGCTTTGCCGCCAGTTGCTTTAGTAACGACTTTCCCATCCTTATCGATTTGATCAAAACCTTGAAGCAGATAACTGTCTAACCTTGTATCCTCAATGTTTAGCACTTTATTATTCTTTCGAACTGTTACTTGAGCCATATTGCTCCCTCCTTAAATTAAAAGAAGCTAGGGATTATGCCCCTGCTCCTGTAACGTGAAATTTAATCCCTGGTACCTTCTTTTCGAAGACAAAAACATCCCAATACTTACGCTCGAAGTAGTAGTATTTACCTCCAGTAGTGGCTGATGGCGCAGCAAGATCAACGAAATCATATTTTTGCGGAGTAATTACTGCAGTCGGATGGACTAAAACCATATTAATTTGTCCAGCTCCAGCAGCTGGCACCGCTCCACTAGTAAAGTTATAAGCCGTTTTCATTCGAGATGTAGGAACAGAAACGATTGTCACATCATCCAGAGAACGGATGTTTCGATTAACATCAGCAGCGGCGGACCCTTTTATCTCTAGGCTTCGCTGAATCTTCTCAGCGTTCTTTAGTAATGTTTTTACCGCTGGAGTAACGTAAAGCAGACGACCTTCTTGCGGTACTTCCGCTTCGTCCATATCCTCCATCATTTTGTCAAAAATAGCCAAGACATTGTCTACAGTTAAAACTTCTGTAATCTCTTGACCACCATAAGCTTTATATTCACTGTATAGTTTGGAAGCTAGATACTTATCCATCTCGGGAATTTTCTGCTCCGTATTAAATACACGAGTAATGTTAGCGATTGAAAGCACTGTATTAGTCTCATCAATATCTTGCGGATCTACAAACATTGGAAACTCACGATCATGGGCCAGCGTTTTAGGCTCCCAGTCATTATCCGCTCGACGGGCAAAAGAGCTTGCAACATCGCGGTCAACATCGATAAATCCACCTACAGTGATACGTGGAATCTGGATTGTTTTTGAACCTGTCCATTTGATAGTTTGGTTGTTCGGTGTTTCGTATAAAGCGCGGAAGTATAAACCTCCGAAGTATGCTTGCTGTACGGCCTGTTGATATAGTTCAGCGTAATTTACTGGCATTTACAATCACTCCATTTAATTTATTGTTTTTTAACTCCAAACGCATCTAGCCATTTATCCATATCGGTTTCAGGCTGCTTCTGATGCTGACCAGTCGAAAACGACGGTTTTGGTGGTTCATTAGGATCCGCTTTAGCAGCTTCCGAGAAATGAGGATACTTTTCTACTACTTTCGCAATAGCAGCGTCCATATCCATTTCTTCACTAACCATGGTTTTAGCTAGGACAACCACATCCTCTACTGACTCAGCCTTTACCCCAGCTTTCATTGCACTGATTTGTGCTTTTAAAGACGAATTTTCCTCACTGGTAGTAGAAAAGTTGGTTTCTAAATCTTTTAATCTATCAGCTTGTTTCTGAGCTTCTGTTTTCTGTGATTCCTGCCAATCCTTAAACTTTTGCATGCCATCCTTGGCACTGTTAAAATCCTCAATACCTAACTGCTTAAGAAGCTTTTCCTGAGCCTTTTTCGCTTCCTTAGCCGCAATATTATTTAGATCATCTTGCGTAAAGGTTTTTGGCGGGTCCTGAGGTGGCGGATCAGCAGGAGGCGGAACGCTACCTGGTGGGTCTGCCGGTGGTGGATCGGTTGGCGGTGGCGTAGGATCACCAGAAAACTGTTGAATATCAAGTGACAACAAAAAACGACGATCTTCAGAAATTAAAGGCTTCTGATATGCCTGTTTTTGAAAAAATAACATCTCTGATTCCTCCCTATCGGGTATTTTCCTTTCGTTTCTTTAATGCCTGTCCGAATAAAAGGCATAAAAAATAAGCCTGTTTATACCGTCTGTTGCTCAAAGACATGAATTAAATAATATTTGGAATTTGGTCAGCCTCACCATAGCTCAATCCAGTAATCATTACATTTTTGTTCATAACATGTGTTAAATCATTACTGTAGGCATTCAAATAAAATTGTTCTTTTGCATCAAATGACTGTTTCGGAATCACAATAACTTCTGCAATTCCTTCTGCTTTAAGCCCCACAAAGACGTACGGCGAGTTTGTTTCTTTCGCTCTAGCGAAGGTATTCTGCAAATGTTGTTTAGTTAAAGTCATTATTTTATTCCCTCCCAATCTACTACTTTAAAAACTTAACCGAAATAATTAGG